GCACCTAGTACCCTTCTACGTGTCCATCCGGACAAGCGCGTCAACCGTATCGCCGGTGAGTTTGTCCACCGGGGCACCCCGTTTGGAAACGTGTCGGCCCTTCCTGGTCACGAAGGTCCACTTGTCGAGCCACATGATACATGACTCGGCCACACGGGAGTATAAGCCAACCAGATCGTCATGGCTTATACCGTACACGTCCCAAACGAACTGTCCGAAGCTGTCCACATCGATCGGTTCAACGCCTATCTTTGATCGGATGAACTCCGCACCCTTATGGCCCACCTCTCTGTTGGTGTTGTGGTCCACATAGGGCTCACTGCTCATGGCCTGGCTTGCCTCGAGGAGTACCTGGCTCAATCCAGGCGCGTACCGGTGTTCATACGCGGCGCACAAATACTTGCCCGCCATGTAATCCCTGTCATTCACATTCGAGTTCATGTTCGACCGAATGTTAATTTTAGCCAGTACGCGCCCGAACATCGGAACGCCCCTGGTGCCGTTTCGCCCGCGCACGTAACGCTTACGATAAAACGTTGCGTGCTCGCGAGAAGCGGGAATTTGAGGCTCCGGGGTCATGCCAACCGCGGGCACGGTCTTGCGGATAGCCTCAACAAACTTTTCCTCGCTCCCCACTGGGACGACACCAAGGTAATCGTCACCCCCATGAATGTTCGTGGAAGCTTCTATGCCGGCTTCCATCAATGAGGCCAGCATACAGCACATCCCGACGTACGTGTTACCTGTGGTCGTGTTTTGCACACCCGACCACATTTGTCCATGCACGTGTGCGGCCACTCCGTACCGCGTCCACACACGCACCGACACGTTCTTCGCGAACTCCCTCACGAACCACATAGGGGCTCCGAGCTTTGCGTAGAGCATCGCCTCGTACTTGCGAAACTCCGCGCTCTGAGACCCGTCGTTATTCTTCATGTCATTCTCAACCATGACCCCAGGACTCGTCTCGAGTATGTCGCCTATCTCCTCATTTGCAAGGCCGGCAGCAAAGATAACCTTGTTGCCGGTATTCAGGGGGTTAGATAGGCTAAACACACTCTTCATACGTTGTGCCAGCTGCCACACAACGCATCCCGCAAGAAGGTTGTACATATCAGTTCCTTGATATACAACCCGCGGCTGGGCTCCATGTTCTTTGAGAAGAACCTCCGCCTTCGCGAACACATGTTTCGAATCCCCATCCCAGTTTAGCTGGGCCTCTTCAAGCACGCTGAGCAGGCGTGCAGCCTTGGCTGGAGTATACCCAGAGACATACTCCATTATGCTCTCCCGATCAGGCGTGATCGTCGGGAAGGCATTGAACTTGGACATGACTACGTTGTGCCCACGAACGAACACATCCATGTCCGCTGCCGTGGGCGCATAGTCACACCGCTTCTTCATGGCGTGAAGAGTAGCCCCTGAATCATTCTTTGGGACTGTGATGGGGACCCCACCGAGAACGGCACCCTTGACGACGCCATAGTCTGTGGCGTCGTCGTCCTTGACACGGGTGACGTTGACTTGCGCCTTGATGTTCGCGAAGTCCACGGCGTGGTCATAGCGCGTGAATCCGTTAGTCTCCGGACCATCGCTAGGTACATCGCCACGCGGGGGGGGCTTCTTGCTTCCCCCACCGCGATTCTGTTTGCCGATAACGACGGGTGCATTAGCACCGAATTGGATAGTTTTGTTCATATTTATAGACGAATT